GCATTCAAAACACCGGTGATTGCTTTCGCTGCGGTAGCCGTATCACTTATTCCTGCTCGTCCTGCAACGGTAGCCTTCGTGAGAACCTCCATAGCTTCAGCTCCTGCAAACCCGGAACTGTTGAGATCGTAAAGGGCACTGGCCAGTTCAGTCGGGGGTTTTCCCATCTCCTTGGCGAGGTCAAGAACTTGATTGCTTGTAGCCTCGAGCTGCGCTTCGGATTGCTTGGCAATCGAGTTCACGTTCCGCATTTCAGCTTCAAAGCTGACGAACGCCTTCACTGACAATGCGGCACCAGCGGCCAACGCTACACCAAGGGCGATACCAGCACGTTTGCCAATACGAGCAAGGGTCGCCCCAATAGCCAGAAAGCGTTTCTGGACTCGCCCCATGGCAGAGTAGAACTTGCTCGTGCGAGCACCTATCTCAACGTAAGCTTCTCCTACTTTAGTTGCCACGTTTCACTTCCTCCCACACTTTGTTTAGAGGGAATTTTATTTTCTCAGATTCAGACTTACCAAGTCTTTTCTTCAATCGCTGTATCGCCTTTGCAAACATATTCGTATCATCTCCACCGGGCATGCTTTGTTTTTGAGATTGCGATTGTTTTCCTCCCCCGAGTGCTCCCGTAAGCATACCTGAAGCCTCCTGCTTTGCCAAATGATCATGAGCGAACGCCTGATAAAACTCGAACTGAAGGGACGTCAGACGCTTTACTATTTCAGGACCCCACCCATACACCGCTCCAAATACTGCAAACTCATGACCCCAGTCAATCTCTACAATTACGGGTTCGTCCTCACCCCCTTCGGAGTCGGTCTTTTTTTTCTGTCACCTGTCAGGTAAGCCATCCATTCAGCAGCACCTTCCGGGTCTGCCATAACAAGTTGCATGACTTCCTTGTCAGTAACGGAAGGATCGTCTCGCAACACATTGTGAAGAAGCATGGATGTTCCTTCAGCAGATGCCAAGGACGCTTGTGCCTGCCTTTGCAAATCCAAACCCTTCGGGATGGACTGCATGGACTCATACAGGAACTTGACCTTGTCGTCTCCCTCGAGGCCGAACGTCTTGACCGCCTGATTAATAGTGGCGATCTCCTTCGACACGATCTTGGCTTCCATCTCACCAAAGATCACGTTGAGTTCCGGACGCCGAGCAGATAACTTTTTACCCGCTATCACAATCTCAATCGGATTGTCGGCAGCTTCATTAAAGTCCGCCATATCATCCTCCTGTTACTAAGCTACCGTAACTTCTCCTGTGAAGGTAAAGTCTGCCGAATAGGACAGAACATCGCCCACGGCATTGGTCGGAGTCACAGTACCGAAGATAGCTGCGCCAGAAATGGCGACCCCTCCGGCAGAGTTTCCCAACGCAAGTGCGGCTGCTGATCCTGTAGATGGTACTGTTCCCTTGCCTGAAAGAGAACCTGTACCACCTTTCAACCCCGGGATAGACTCTTCCCAACCATCACCGTCGAAACTGGTAGCCTCGAGCACGGCTTCTGTTAATGTAACTGACCACTCGGTTATCTCAGACGCGCTTCCAGCCCCTGTCACAGTTCCTGTTTTGCCTGATATAGCTGCTGTTGCCATAAGACATTCTCCTTTCTATTACAACTCTGTCGTTCTCGTGATTGAGATCGTGAGCTGATTGACAATTCCTACCCCTTTAATTGACACGCCTCTTACTGTTGTGGAAACCCGCACAGTGAGGTCCTTCTTTACCTCTACCAGCAGAGCGTTTAATTCCTCGACTTTTGTTTTGATCTTCGCAGCAACGTTCTCCGCTGGGACTACCTTTGACGGCGTTTTTACTTCTGTCTCCATTCCTTGTCTCCTTTCAATTTACGTTACATCGCTTCTTTATGGGCAAGAGTCTTCCACGGATAGATGTATATGTTCGTGGTCGCGTCCGTGAGTTTTACTTGCACGTTTATTGTGCCGGTAATGTTTGTCGGCACGGTTATCGAAGCACTCCAGTTTGTGTTACCACTACCTGCAGTACCATCATACTCCACATTTGTGACTGTAGAGCCTATATTGAGCGTGATGGTTACGGTATCCAATCCCTGCGTAACTATCCCAGCCGTGTCCGACAAACAAACGCAGTTCGTAAAAATCAAGGTCGATCCTTCGTAAAATGCCTCACTTGAGATAGCCGAAACCGCTTCCCCACGAACGCTCCTGATAGTTACGCTTGCAGGCTCGACAGTATCTCCTGCCCTGACTGGCCACACAAACAATAACCCAACCGCTGCTAATACTAACAATCGTTTCATCATGCTACTACCCTCCTTTTTATCCTGTATTTTGAATTACGTATCTTATCTCCACGATGTATTGCCAACCTCCATCCGGGTCTGGTAGCAACCGCTCCCCTACTTTGTCTGCCCGGATTATTGTATATCCAGAGACAGTCAATAACTGATCAGCATACAGCGTGACTAATTTTCCTCCTATCGTTTCTGCAACCAAAGCACTGTCAGCATCATCCCAGATTGAAAATTGAATAAGTGGCATATCGTAATCAGAAACAAAAGACCAATCCGAACCGGTCGTAATAAAACTGTATGTAATGTATGGTGTATCAGTTCCTGACGGAGCCTTGTCTGGGAAAAGACCATCCGTAGACGCCTTCACCCCTCCCGCCACGGCATCGACATTGTACTTGCTGTAAATTGCTGTTGCAAGTTCTTTTATCATACCATCGGTCTCTCAATAAGCCTACTCAAAGTTTGTCTGTTCCTGTCGATCGCCGGACGAAGGTAGGGTCGCTTGGTCATTCTCTTAGTCCCAAACTCAAGATACATCGGGTATCCCTTAATGATACTCCCGACTTTGCGTGTTAATCTTTCTACTCCCTTACTCCATCTAATACTCTTTTTCAAATCACCGGTCTGAACTGTTGGTATCTCTCCTGGTTGTGATGGTGCACCGCCACGACCTGGAAACGCCAACTGAATATCCGCTTGCAAGAACTCTGCGGCAGTGTCCATGTTCCGATCCATGTGATTCTCAAACTTCTTTGTGAACCTCTTCGGATACCATTTAACAATTGATGCCATAATTACTCCACCAAAGACATATCCACCTGCAAGAATTCTCCATCCGCATCCACGTCATTGACATAATTCGCTTTGTAAGTATCAGAACCGATTACCACTCTGTCTTTCTCTACTACATCCACACCTGCCTCGCAATACATGCGATGGGTGCTTACAACGCCCTCTCGCCCAAGTACACCCCGTTCTGCCGCCGACAAGAGCCTGAACCGGCAGGCGTTTCCTGTGCTTGAACTCGCCCACGTGCCACTCTCTCCTCCGATTGCGTCCTGAGCATTCGTCAGTCTGCTAACCGCCATCGTCGTATTGTATAAACCGCTGATGTCCATCTTATATTCCTAACTTGGAGTAGAGTGCCAAATCCTTTTTGTGCTGCTCAATTGCGGACTGGACATCCGCTCGCGAATAACTGTAATCACCCAAGTGCTCCGACTGCATCGCTGAGTCTTTCTTGCGTCCTTTGAAAACATCGTTAATGATTGCGTTTGCCGTATTGGTTAATCCACCAGGAACATTCCCTTCGGTAGTCAGAGCAGAATGATCCCCGTTATCTACTGGTAAAGTATATCCCGCCGTGAACCAGCAGAACACGTTTGAACGACCTGACAGAAATTGATATGGATTTATCTGCTCAATCATTCTGTTCGTACCCTCTACCAGTCGCACCTGATAACTTGAATCCGGCACCTCCAAGGAAGCAGTAGTTGGAGACAAAGCATTTTCTCCAAAAACAGGCTTCAAGAATAGAGTGGCGAGACTGCTCGTACCACTGAAGGTCGTGGTCGTCCACCCTGAAATAGCCTCAATAGCCAATGCAAGTGTAGATATAACCTTGCTCGTTGCCACCAGCAGATCAGTTGAAACCTCCACTCCGGCAGCACTAACCGTATGCAAGGATACGTTTGTCGCATCCGCAGTCACATCCGCGTGCGTGCCCGTGCCTGAGTACTTGATATCCAAAGCCACTTCGGTATCGCTGGTGACTTTGTATATCCTGGTGACAGGCCATTCTGGCAGAGCCATCTGGATCGCACCATTCCCATCCAACCACTTTTTGTAAGTAGTGGACTCAAATGTTCTGTTACAACTCTTAGCGATCAACTCACACACATCACTTATCAAGCGATCTATCAATGTGTCGTGGGTTGCCACGCTTATTCCTGCGTAGAGCTTGAACAGATACTGCGTTGTCAGATTCACAGACATGCTTCTCCTTCTCTGGCACTACCATCATTTTATGCTGTGCCGGAAACGACTTCATTCTACACTCCCTGAGTAACCACCACGTCCAGACCCTTTGTAGAGTCAACCTTTATAATAGAAACCCTGCGATTCGCGGTGATGATCGCCGTACCGTTTATCAACCTGACCGCCGCAGCCGCTGGCCGGGTGATGTGCACCTTGAACGGCAACGTCTCTATCTTGATAACTTTCTTGACAGGCTTCGGCTTCTCAACCAACGGAACCCGAACGGGCTCTTCCTTGACAATCTGCTCTTCGATTACCTGCGTCTCCTCTTCTCGTTTGATTTTCCTTACCATGATCTCCTCCTCTTTTATTTCACGTACAGAATCACTGACCCGGTCTTGTTACTTCCTGCCACGGTCACACCCAAAGTCAGCAGATCGTTCACCACAAACGGAATCACGTTAGTTGTGACACTGTCTGTGACACTTACTCCTGGCACTATGCAGGATACCGCACTGGTCGAGACTCCTGCGCCAAGACCGGCGAGAACATCCACACCGGACAGATCCTTGAGTGTTAATGAATAGGTAGCCCCTGTTGAGGTGCCATCCAATACCACTCGCTGAATCTCACCCCTGACGTAGAACGTGGTATCCTCACTCACAATTCCATTGGTCGAGGCTGTCCATGCGAACGTGTATTTGTTAGGAACACCAATCTCATTCTTGGTCTCGGCAATCGTACCTTCAGCGAGGACGAGACCTGCCATTCCCAAACTGAGTATCAAACATAAAATTGTTTTCATTGATCTCCTCCCGCTGGGGGGGCAGGATTGTCCTGCGCCCCCGTTGGTTTAATTGTATCGTTAAGGAACGAACGTAATCGCCGTCGCGCTGATGGATGAACCATCGGAGAGCATGACGTAGTTGGTTCCAGTGGCCGTGCCGGTAATCGTCGCAACAGCCGAACCATCGGTGGCCGTCACATACCGATAATCGGCATGGGCAACCACGGTATCAACTGCTGTTCCGGTTGAGAGCACCAGCGTTTCGATGTTGTTCGTGCTGGCCGCTCCCATGCTGGTTTCGCTTGTCCAGATACGGATTAAACGGAACTCAGACAGATCGCCACCAGCCGCCGTCTTAGCCTGGATCGCCACCGTGTTGACGAGCTGGTTTGTTGACGGGGTAGCCGTAGGAGCGCCCCATACGTCGGCGGCTTGGGCGGCCGTCGTGCCAAGGGCTGAACCAGAAACAACCGTAGCAATCGCCGTGCCACCTAATTCACCCGATAGAATCGTAGCATTGTACACACCACCCGTACCCAACGCGAAGTTCGT